TAACTATCCGTTGCACCCGTGAACTTAATCGTGGTGTTTCCCGTTCCTCGACCCTACATATATATTATACCTCATTGACCTTGTAAAGTCTAGTAAATGGTGGTAAAGAATAAAAGTTCTTATTTGTTCTTATATTGTAGTTGTGTAAGTATATGATTTATAAGTTCTGTTCGGAATGTTCGTATTGTTCGGGGGGTTTTAGTGTGTAGCCATATTTTTTGTCGCTTGCTTAATAGAAAGAATTTCCTGCAAATTTGTTTTTAGTTTCGCCAAACCTCAAAAAGTGCCCGAACAATCCGAACAAAGGTACAAAGCTTATTCTATAAGGCTCTGTCACCGAACAATACAAAGAACAATACAAGCACTTACCGAACAATAGCAGGGTAAACCCCTATGCAAATATCCCTTGACAAACGCAAAATCAAACCTTAACATACTACGTATGTTAAGTCCAAACGACTAAGTGCAACACTCTTCTTTCAGTCACTGGTTTCACTTTGTTAGTAACCTTACTAACAGTTTTTGATTTTGCCGAAACCAATTTACCCAATGCAACACTCTTCTCCTAGTCACTGGCATCTTTTGTCCTGAGATATTGTTAGTAATGTTTTGAACAAACCCAAAAAATGGGCGAAAAAAAACCCCACCGAAGTGGGGTTTTGTAGAGCGATAAGATTACTTATCAGCCAACAACTTTTTAAGGGTTGTTGTATGAACAACTAGGTCAAACTCTAATTCCTCGAGTTTAGCCAAGCGGTCAAGAGCCGATTGCAAATCTTTAAAATACATTTCAACAGGTGTTGCCTTATCGTTGTTTTGGCGAGATTCACGCTCCTCACGCTTTTTCAACTCACGGCGATAGTAGGCAAACTCAGAGCCTACTTGTTGTTGCCAATAACGCTTAACACCTTTGTCCATGTCGCTCAATGTCTTAGGCTCTTTACCTAATAACGCTTGAATGTCGCTATCCAAAGCCGATACAATCGCCAACTTGATGCTAGAGTGCAAGCTCTCAAACTGGTTCGCCTTTTTCTGCTTAGGCATATCAAGCATATAAGACCTGATTCCATCAGCCTGTAGGGCATCAAGGGTCAAAGCCTTAGTCTGTTTTACTGCTACTGTGCCTTTGGTTGATTTAGTAATCAAATCGCTAGTCTTAGCCGAAATGTTTACCGCCTTAGCCTTAAGGGCTTTGACTGTCTTAGCCATTGGGTTATTCAAAGCAGTAGTTTCGTTTACTTGGTTCATACAATATCCTTTCAAGATATTATCAGCAGTAGAGCAATGTGTCCCTGACCTGATAACTAAAGTTTAACAGAATAACCTATAGCATGTCAATGGATAATAGTATTTAATAGTATCTTGTTAGTAATATTACTAACAATTCAGCCGATTTTGACCCACCCCCTACCCCCCAAATTTTTGACTGGTTCCATACGCGTCTATAGGTTTGCTATTTCACACGGTCATAGTCCAAGTTTTCAAATTCGTCCCCAAGTGCATCTTGTTCACTAGCTCATCAAGCTCACGATCAATAGACATAGAAAAAACATGTTAAGACAAAGTATGTTAATTTGCGATTTGCGCTAGCCGGCTGTAACGTCATTTATAGAAACACCCCCCGTCACTTTTTTTAAGTACCTAGCGAAAAAAATTTTTTTGTGTAAAAATTAAGGTGTCCTCCTTCACGTGGACCCGGGGGCGGTATGGGTTATCCTTTCAAGCGTATCGTCCCCACCTTCTAAAAGAAACTATGCAAAAACAAAAAGTGCATATATACTTCGCTCATTAATCATCCTAAGTCTGGACATAGACCAAGATGCAACTTCAAGTAGAACCTGACCTTACAATTCCCTTTCCGGAGGACAATCCGGTCTTAGCGAACTTTAGGGAAAAAGCAGAAGCCGCCTGCAAGACTGCAGAGCTGCTAGGTATTGACATTACCCCGTCAGAGGAAGACCTCACCGTTGCCGAGCAAGCTGTATATGACTTGGCAGAGAACGAAGACAAAGCTAACAAGAAGCTCATTAATAAGTCCAGCCCCATAAAGAAGCCTGCTACATACTATGCAGTGAACGATATTCTTAAGGAATTCTCAGTAAAAGTTGTAGAGAATGCCACCCAGATACGTCTGTTGGTAACGAACAACCTCATCCTTGAGACTGCCAACGAAGACCCAAAGATCAGAATCCGTGCACTAGAGCTGCTTGGTAAGATTACCGACGTGGGCTTATTCACCGAAAAGTCCGAAGTGACCATCAATCACCGTTCTAACAAGGAGTTGGTGGAGTCATTGCGTTCTAAGATTCACAAGTTGATGACCCCCGAGAACGTGGAAGATGTCAAGGAAGTAAAAGTCAATGGGCAGACCGTCGACCTAGGCGACGTGTTTGATGAGGATACAGTTGAAGGTGAAATAAAAGAAATAGAAGATGATAGTCCAGAGCCAAAGTGACGACCTGTCGGACTTGACCGACGCCGAACTGGAGTTCTTGGTTAATAACCTGGACCAGTTTGATGATGCGGACGCTGAAGAATTGGACTTGGCAATCGATGAATTGCAGAAACGCAAGGATGCGAAGGCTTGTAGAGTGGATTTAATAGAGTTTTGTAAGAAAATGCAGCCTGACTATAAGGTTGGTAAGCATCACCGCATCTTGGCAAACGAGTTAATGGCAATCGCTAATGGTGAAAAAGACCGTGTATGTGTGAATATTCCACCCCGCCATGGTAAATCTCAGCTTGTATCTATCTACTTCCCAGCGTGGTTCTTGGGTAAGTGCCCTGATAAGAAGGGATTGATGGTATCCCACACGACCGACCTCGCTGTGGACTTTGGACGGAAAGTGAGGAACTTGATTGACACGCCTATGTACAAACAAATATTCCCAACAGTCACTTTGGCATCTGATAATAAATCTGCTGGGCGTTGGAATACTAATGTTGGTGGTGAGTATTTTGCTTGCGGTGTGGGTTCCGCTTTGGCTGGTAGGGGAGCGGACCTCTTATTGGTGGACGACCCACATAACGAACAAGACATCATCAACGGAAACTTCGATGTTTTTGAGAAAGCATATGAGTGGTTTACTTATGGTGCTCGTACTCGTCTTATGCCTGGTGGTCGTGTTGCAATAGTACAGACTAGATGGCATCAGGATGACTTAACAGGTCGAGTAGTGCGAGATATGGTCCAGAATAATGAGGCGGATCAGTACGAACGGGTGGAATTTCCTGCGATTTTCAACGATGGTATGCCAAATGAGGCAGCATTGTGGCCTGAACAGTACAGTTTAGAAGCATTACGCCGTACAAAAGCCTCAATGCCTGTGTTCCAGTGGAACGCACAGTACCAGCAGAACCCGACGGCTGAAGAAGCAAGCGTTGTTAAGCGTGAGTGGTGGAATTGGTGGAAAAAAGAGACGCCACCTGAGTGTGAATACGTGATTATGAGCCTGGATGCCGCTGCAGAAACACATAATCGTGCTGACTTTACAGCTTTGACGACGTGGGGCGTATTTTTAAACGAAGAAACTGCCGCATATAACATTATTTTGTTGAATTCCATCAAAAAACGATTAGAATTTCCTGAACTAAAGGACTTAGCTTTTACAGAATGGAATGAGTGGACACCTGATGCGTTCATTGTTGAGAAAAAGTCAGCAGGTACTGCTCTATATCAAGAGCTTAGACGCACAGGAATGCCCGTCACGGAGTACACGCCTCATCGTGGAAGCGGTGATAAGCTCGCTAGGCTTAATAGTGTGGCTGATATTGTTAAGTCTGGTTTAGTATGGGTGCCTGAGAACCGCTGGGCAGAAGAAGTTGTAGAAGAGATTGCAGGATTTCCGTTTATGAGTCATGATGACCTCGTTGACTCAACGGTGATGGCGCTAATGCGCTTTAGACAAGGCGGGTTTATCCGATTGCCTAATGATGAGCCTGATGAAATAAGGCTCTTTAAGTCGAAAAGACACAAGGGATACTATTAAGGATGAATTATGGCAATAGATAAAGCGCTGTACCAGGCCCCGATGGGAATTGAACAGCTTGCAGAGCAAGAAGAGCCTCTAGATATTGAAATAGAGATCGATGACCCTGAAGCGGTTGAGCTTAGCATTGATGGTGAGACCATCATGCGTTACGAAGAAGGTGAAGAAGATGAAGATGACTTCTCTGCCAACCTTGCCGAAGATATGGACGAGGGCACACTCACTGAATTAGTTGGTGATTTGACTGGCGACTTTGATGACGACATTAGTTCACGTAAAGACTGGATACAGACATACGTAGACGGCTTAGAACTATTAGGTTTGAAGATTGAAGAGCGCACAGAACCATGGGAAGGCGCATGCGGTGTGTATCACCCACTTCTATCAGAAGCATTGGTTAAGTTCCAAGCAGAAACAATGATGTCAATATTCCCTGCCGCAGGGCCAGTAAAAACATTGGTCATCGGTAAGGACACACCAGATAAGAAAGCTGCTGCTGACCGTGTTCAAGAGGATATGAACTATCAGTTAACAGAAATGATGCCTGAGTACCGCCCTGAGACAGAGCGTATGTTGTGGGGTTTAGGTTTATCAGGTAATGCGTTCAAGAAAGTGTATTACGATCCATCACTAGAGCGTCAAGTGGCTATGTTTGTTCCTGCAGAGGACATCGTTGTTCCTTACGGCGCATCCGATTTGCAATCATCACCACGTGTAACCCACGTCATGCGTAAGACCGAGAACGAGTTGCGCAAGCTACAAGTTGCAGGCTT